TCCAGCTTGCGCCTACGGATTTCCTCAAGGAGTAATACCTCGTCAATGCCCTGCGACTTAGCAAAGATTGATTTAATACAGAGGAACAGGTCTTTGTTCTTCTGGTTAAAGAAATCTTCTTCGTTTACTATACTGCATACTGAATCATAGATTTCGCTATCCCCTCGCAGAAGCAAGCAAGCGATCAATATTTTTTCCGTTTGAGGGCAATTTGGTTGTTCCATTATTGTGTTTGTTGTTTTTGATTAGACCTACAGCTTGAGCTTTGGCAAAAAGCACTGTTGATTGCTTCGCCAGTTCATCAAACCTTTTCTTTGCTTCGGGGGTTCCCCTTGATGATTTGTATTTGTCAATGTAATCCATAGTAGTCAAGGGTTATAGGTCATTTAGTTCTTCTGGAAGTTTGCCTTCACGAATCCACTCTCTTGTTTGAATAAGGCACATGGCGTTCCATACGATAGCCCCACCATGATCCTCGTCATTGCGTTCCTCCATGAATGCCCAAAGGTGACGATACAGGGCATCGACATATCTAGATAATGGGATACCTTTCTCCCAATTATTACGTCCGTATTTGTTAGCTCCGTCCTCGAAGCGTTTTGATGCAGCACGAAGCGCAGCTATCGGAAGCAAGCTAGGCATTCCCTTGCCCTGCATTGCGTCACGAACCGCACCTGTGGAAAAATTAGTTCTTTCTCCGCTATCTGGGAGTTTATTGTTTTCTGATGTTACCATTTTGAATTGTGTTTATTTTGTGTTGAGTCAAAAAAGGGGGCAGGGACGAATTAGATCCCTGCCCCCCGACATAACATAACTATAACATAACTATAACATTACTTATCCAATAGGGCTACGCCCTAAAAGGGGACTTCTTCATCAAGGGCTTCCGTAGATGGAGCTTTCTGATCCTCGACACGAGAAACTGCATGGGACAGATACTTGCCCACTTTGGGACTTTCTTTGCGCCAAGTTGAGATGCGATATTCCACGCCCTCGATGTTAATCTTACCTGTAAGGTCTGGCTGGGTTTCCTTGTCCTTACGATTATTGATGAAGCTTGCGCCTCGATTTGTATTGTCGTATTCTTTACTCATATTATTGTATTACTATATATTAGAGGTTAATTTGATTTTGCTCTGGTTCTTCGTTCTTAACGATGTGCGTTCCGCTACGGATTTCAATCCCTAAATGCGCTTGAAGGGCATCGAACTTATTGCGGGTCTGCGTATCACACTCGTCAAGAACTTTCACCTTACTGCGGATATACTTGCGGATATACTCAACGAGTTCTCTCATGTTCTGGTAATCTTCCTCGCCAGCTTTAATGGCGGATTCCATTTGGCTCTCGATTTCGTAAAGTTTTCTCCATATTCCACTGATCCCATCGTCAACTACGTCAATACGATGGTCAATCCTTTTGTAGGATTCTTCGGCATTTTGCTCAATGTTTGCAACCTTTTGAGCAAGCTTACAAACATTGGCGGCAAGGTCAGTAAGACCTTCGAGCATCTGATTAAAATCAGAGCGCAGTTGTTTAATATCATTTGAATGAGACATAATTATCATTGGTTATTGGTTATTGGTTATTGGTTAGGTTAAATGATATCTTGAGATGCAATTTTGGCATCACGTTGTTTCTGCGCCTTTTCCATAGCCGCTTCGCTGGGCTTAGGTGTGCGCTTAGCTCCTTTGCCATGAGTATTGGTAGCATCAGCATCCTTGGTGTCATCAATGCAGAACAAACCATTGAGCGCATACTTGCGAGCGTAGCTACTAGATGATCCAGTAATTTGCGAATCATCCATGCCCTTGCGGGATTCTGGCTCCTTGGCATACCCTGTGCAGTCTGCGATCAGCGTTCCATCCGCATCATGCAGGCAGGCTGTAGCTTTCACGTAAACCCTGTCGTAGCAGGACTCGATTTCGTCACGAACAATGAGAGCCACCTCGTGTTTATTGAGCAGAGGTTTAAGGGCTTCGAAGATGTCTTCGCAACTTCTGTAAGAATAACCCCCAAAGGAGTTACGCTGGTTCTTCGGAGCCTTTAGCTCCGCTTGTATCTTGATTAGTTTTTCCATAATTTGTTTTTGTTGTAGCACCCTTTATGATGCTGGAGTAAATACTAGCCCGCTCCTTTGCGTTAGCGCAAGAGTTGACTACACTTTTTTCTACATTTAATTCAAGGAGGGTCTTTTCCTGATCCGCTTTCTTCATCCTGAGAAAACGATTAGCTAACTGCTTCGCCCCCACAGGATGCAGGACATCTGACCTAGCTCCTTCTAGATAGCTAGCTAACGCTTCAAGGGTTACGGGAAGAAACTCTTTGTCCCCCCTGCACATCTTTAGATAGCAGTTCTCGATCTTACCAAGCAGGACATTAGCTTGCCTAGATATGACACCCCTAATCATTCCTGTCTGGTGATCGTGGTCAACCACCCAATCGTTAGTCTTAATGCTGAGTATAGGGCAACACGTTGGCTTGTGCTTCTCCCTGTATTCAGCTAGCTTGTTCTGCGATATGTATTGCATAAGGTGGTGAAGGCGGCAGGACTCGAACCTGCGACCGATGGATTAGAAATCCATTGCTCTATCCAACTGAGCTACGCCTTCGATATTTGATATTTAGCCATAGGTATGTCTGGCAAACCTCGTAGTGTTATTTTAACACTATTTAGGTGGTTAAATCGTCCATATTGTTATTTTAATACGTGGTTATCCTTGGCTTTTGCAAGACCAGCCTCGTAGCCTTCTTCGTAGCCCAGCTTGCGA